TGAAGCTGATTGCGCCCATGCGTTACTGCGGTATTCAAAGCCCAAATACTCTTGGGTGTTCATTGGAGGCCATATTTGGAATGTACCGCCAAGAATACGCCAACGGACACGAGGGCCAGTTGAAATATAACCAGATTTTAACCATTGCCATTGCTGTGCATCTTCAGGGCCAAGCATTTCCCAATGCTTTGTCTTATCCCAATGAGTGCGGTCTGTAATGGTTTCAAAATCGCTAGGAAGCGTATATTCTGTTTGTGCAAATAAGACGCTATTTGTGCCAGTTAATGAAGCCTCTTGGCTCATTGTGACAGTATTGCTTGTGGTGCTGACAACATAAGTGTCTTGTGCCACATTGTAGCCAGTAATAGACCATTGAGGCGTTAAACCTGTGGTATTACTAACATTAGTAAGAGTGTAGCCACCTTGTGTGGAGGTGGCTGTGGCATTTAAAAACTGAGTGTAAAAACGATACTCCTTCTCCAGCATTTGCCAGTCATACTCTTTTAGCAAATCGTAACCTGCGCCATTCATCAAAGCCAAAATTTGTTGCGTATCTTGGCTAGGATTACCAGCTACATAGGTTGGTACTGTAAGATTTAGCTCGGCAGTTACCTGCTGAACCATTTGGAGCATCGTTGCACTCATATTAGGCCTCTACTGCTTTTGTTTTGCGTGTTTTGGGGGTTTTTTCCGCAACAGCAGCAAGTATCGCTGACATTTGCTCTTGCATTTGAGCCAGCTTCGCCTCTGTTTCTGCCTTGATTTTAGCATTTTCCTCTTTAAGTTGTGCTAATTCCGCATTGCGCTTGTCAATTTCTGCGGTATCTTGCGCCAAATTCAAATAGGTGCGAGCTTTTTCTCTAAAAGAGTGTGGACTCATGCCAGCAATCATGCCAATACGCTGTAATTGCTGGTCAGAGCAATTAGCAACATCTTCTACGGTACGAAATTTAATGCCTTTTAGCTCCTCGGCTTGGGACATACTAACCAAAGGCCAATGTTCAATAGGAGTGCCTGTTAATGACTCCTCATTTCCTACCTTATTTTGGTATGCCGCCCATTGGACTGGAAAACGCAGTTTATGGCGGTCTTGGGCGATAGTGTCAATAATGTTTAATTGGTCTCCAGGGGTGTAAATAGTAACCCAGTCAGCATCTCTAAAAATAGGTCTGCCTTGGGCAATAGTTTCATCTTTAATTTCGATGGGTTTGCGGTAAAACTTTACCGTTAATAGTGCGTCAGCACCTCGTACATCTGATTCAATAGCCATTTAATTCTCCTAAGGGATTAGGTTGTTAAAAGAAAAGGGACTCCCCTTTTGAGGGAATCCCTAGTTTACTACAGGGGTAAAACTTATACGCTTGCAGCAGAGAACCAAGCGCAATCACCAGAAGCCAAAGCAACGCCAGGTGAAGTGTAAGCACCACCAGTAGCAGCTACTTGGAAAGTAGTGGTGTTGATAGCGCAAACAGTTGTAGAAGCAGAGATAGCAGCACCAGCTTGTGCGAATACATAACGCAAGCCTGTGTTACCAAAAGTTTCAGCACCTAATGGGCCAAATGCTGGGATTACTTCAGCAGTTGAACCGTTAGTTAAAGCAAAATCAACTGGGGTTACACCGTTAAGGTTTACGCCAGCGATAGGGAGAGTACTATAAGCCATGATTTTTTCCTTTGTAAATTAAATAGACCTTTATAAATAGGGGTTTCCCCCTATTCATTAGTTGGTCAAAATGCCTTGTAGGAAGCGGTTAGAAGTTGTCAAGTTACCAGCCCAACCGTATAACTTCACGATTGCGTCTTGGTTAATTGCTTGACGCTCGCCACCGATAGGTACAAAGTTACGCTCTTTGTGTGGGCGTAGGAAAATGTAATTGGTGTTCAAGAAGTACATTGTGTTAGAAGGCTGCTCGTTACCATAACCGCCACCCAATACAACATCAGCAGATGTACCACCACCGTAGAATTTCATAGAGGCGAAACCAGCAGAACCGCTTTCCTCAGAAGTAATACGCTGAATAGCTTGCAATGACTGTACATACAGGCTGTAGAAGTTAGTGTCAGCAACAATCAAGTCAGCCTTGTCTGTGCCACGAACCAACTGGAGTGCTGTAGAGGTCATCTTAGCTTGAATGTTGGTAGCTGTGATGGTTGTACCAGTTGTAGCAGTATTCTGCCAAAAAGCCCAGTTAGCAGCGTTAATACCACCGTAAGTACCAGAAGTAGGAGTTGCGGAAACCGCAGCAGCCAAACCATCCAAGTTCTTACCACCGTTACCTGTACCGTCTAGGAATAGGTCACCAGAAATACGGTTTAGCAAACGAGCTTCAGAAACTTGCATACGACCATCCAAGAGGTCAATGATTGCTTCTTTGCTTGAGTTTTGCAACATTTCTAAGCCAGACATTGTAACTGCGTCAGCGTACTGAGCAATTTTATACTGGGCAGCAGAAATTGGGCTATCTGGAGAAATATTCAATACTTCGTAACCGCTATAAGAGTTAGCGTTGTTAGTATTTGGGTCGTTGTACATGATTTCTTCCAAAATCACATTACCACCTGAGAATGGGCGTACATTGCCCTTCTTGTCCAAATGCATCAAAATTGCATTGTTTTGTGTTAAGTTGTCTGCCAATTCACCGCTACGACTTTGAATAGTGGTAGCGATAATATCGGTAATTGCGCTATTAGCAAATGCCATGATATATCCTTTAAAAGTATGTTAATTAAACCCTGCCGCCCATTTCACCCATTTGGGCTGCAATAAGCGAGCGTCTATCCTTCGAATCTACCTTGTTCACCACACCGCTAGGAGTAACGGATTTGGGGCTTACTGCGGCAGCTTTGGCTTTAGCTACTTGCTGTGCTTTAGACGCTTCTTTTTTAACTTGGTCAAGGAGTCGTTCTTGCTCAAGTTTAAAGACTTCATCATTCATACGCACCGCTTTGGCATAAGCCGATTCGAGGTCTTGGGCTAATCCACGCTCAAGTAGTTGAGCCATATCTTCCCTTACCACCTCAAAGTGCGGAAACTTCTCCGCATTACTTCTAACTCTTTCAATCTCGCCCATAAGACGAGCTTGTTCCTGTTGTTCTTTCCAGCCTCGCACCTGTTGTACTTCATTTTGCAAAGCTGCTAGTTGCTGGTTCAACGCATAAGACTGTGGGTCTTGGTACTGTTGTGTGGGAGCAACACTTTCGCCTAATTGTATTCCATAATCTTGTGCAAGTCTATGAAAAAGTTGGACTCTTTGCTCATAAGGTGCTTTTGACAAAATCATGTGCGCTCTGCCAAGGTTATTAATCCATGCGGCAGGATGAATGTTTTGTTGTTGCAACTCTGGCATAAATGGGGCAATGGCTTCTACCAAAGACTTAGCATTGTCAGCTTCTTGCTTATAGGTAGAAACGCCTTTTTTATACTCAGACTCACGCTGGTTAGAATATTCTGCTAATTTGAGTGCTTCTTCAGGGCTTAGTTGCTGACCTGTTGTCAGTTTGTCCCAAATTGGCAAATACTCTTTTTTCCAAGTTGTAGGGCGTGGAATAGCAGGTTTTACTTCCTCCTGCGGTTTCTCATCCGACTCCTCAGATTGAGCAGCTACAACAGCTTCGGCAGGTTTTTCGCTATCTTCCTCGCTAGTTTCAACTTCGTTGGACTCCTCGGAAACAGGTTCACTTTCAACCTCCTCTGCTTCCACAGGTTCTTGTACAATTTCGTTCTCCTCTGGTTGCTCTAAAGCCTCATTCATTGCTGCTTCTAAAATACTTCTGCGGTCATCACTCATGGTTTCTCCAAGTTGTCGGATTATCGGTAACTGAGCTTTTCATAAGCCATTTCAGCAATTTGACGCTTACGCTTCTCGTTGCTTTGACGGCTTAACTCAATCTTCTTGTGCTGCATTGGTACATCATTTCCTAACTCAATCATTCGGTGCTGTTTTAGGTGGTTTCTATGCTTGTTACGGCTGTCAATCCAACTGCCGTCTATTTGGCTTACATAACCACCAATATCAGACTGCACCATAGGCGCTTCTCTGAATGTCATTTCTTGCTTTTCTTTCCATGCTTGTTCGGCTTCAGGGCTACCAAGGGTATATCCCCAAAACTCTAGGTAATAGTCTTTGTCAGATTGTTTAGCTTGCACATGGTTGCCTTCGCTATATCCACATTTAGGGCAAATCATTACATCCTCCTTAATAAATCGGGAATTTTGTCCCACTCATTTGGTTTGATTGCTACTACAGAGTCATACCACTTTCCATGCTTCCAACGCCAGCAAACATAAGGGTCGTCAGGAAGCAACATAATGCACTTAACGCCTAAAGCGCCAGCAAGATGGGCTGTGCCTGTGTCTGGGCAAATAACGCCACGCATAGACTTCATGTGTCTTGCGGTTTCATACCAGTTGTTTTTCCAGCCGTCTGGCAATGGAATAAAAATGTCGTCACCATTGTAATTAAGGCTGTATGCGTCAGCACCTAAAAGCCTACGCATTTCTTGGACTGGAATAGACTTGGCATAGTGCAAATGGCCTTTAGAAGCCATCCAATTAACGCCTATTTTGCGCTCAATATTAGAGGGTTCAGCGTCTAAATAACCTTCGCTACCTACAATCTTATTAAGACCTACAGGAAATAATTGGCGCACATGGGCAGGTGCGTGCATAGCAAAATATGGCAAGGACATTGACCCAACCCAATAGTCTGCATTGAGAATTACAGGGTCATTAAAATCATTAGACAAATGGTCAATACACTCCATCTGACCCAATAACAAATGTAGGGAAAAGTGTTGAAAAACATAGACTTCCTTTGCGCCCCATGCTTTAAGCATAGGCAAAAATCGTGACATTTGAATGATGTCGCCATAACCTTGCTCCATTTGTACTACTATGGTTTTCCCTAATAGTCTTTCGCCTTTCCATGTTGGCGCTGGCAAATGTTTGTCGTGACTAGCAGAAATAGCTTGTTTTACATCAGGGTGGTAACGGTTCTCGTATAGCCTAAAGCCTGGCAATAAGTGTCCAGAATGTAGAAGGTCGAGTGATTGTTTGTAAAGTGAGTAAGGGCTTTGTGGCAGTTCGGTCATAAGAGCATTAGTAGAGCTTCTTCATCATCCATTTCGGCTTTGAATTTAGCGTCTAGAATCGCAAGGGCAGTCATTGTTTCTGCCAATACTTTTCTGTGGGCTATCGCTTGGTTTAATTCCTTTTCTTGTCTGTCAAGATTGGCGATAACCGCTTCTAAGCGTGTGACTTCGACTGACGGTGTATCAATCCTAATCTCTTGTTTTAATTGTACTTTATTTTTCTTAGTTTGTTGCTTTGGCGCAACAGGGTCAATCAAATCCCTAAAGCGTTTCTTACGAGCTTCTGCATCTGCTCTGCGAGCTTCAATAAGTTTTTCTTCCGCTGCCCTACGCTTACGGTCTAATGCTTTAGCTCTTTCAATTTCTTTCTTAGTAAAGCCATCGTGCATGTCCATTGGCTGACCGCCAGTCACAGTACCTATAAAAAGGGCTGTGTCATTGTCATCAATGGTGTAAATTTGGGCTGTTTCAAGTGCTTGAGCCTCAAAATCGGCTGTATCTGTGCCGTCTGTGGCGCTAATATAGGCGCTTACAAGGTTTTGTGCGGTGAATGTGGCGGTGTCAGTACCATCTGTGGCTGAAATCGTGCCTGTGACCGCTACAGCGCCTTCTAAATCGGCTGTGTCATTGCTATCTGTTGCTTGAATATAGCCAGAAACAAGCTCTTGGGCGTAAATCGTACAAGTATCTGTACCGTCTGTAGCAGAAATAGTGCCTGTAATGGCAACTTGACCTGTAAGGGTCGCAGAATCGTTGCTATCTGTTGCGTAAATCGTGCCAGTTATTTTCGGCTGTTGTATGTCCGAAATTGGCTGGTTTGATATGGGGGTAAAACCCAGCATTTTAGACTACCACCAAACGGCTACCAGTCGAAACTGTAACGGTGACTCCTGTATTGATAGTGACTTTGCCAGCCATCATTGCGTTAAAGTTTGTAGGAATGGTATAACTTGCAGAAACGGTTGTGGCGTTCATAAAAAATGGGTTTGTAGATGAAGCCTGAATACCATTGTTAAATGTAGCTAAACCAGCGCTAGAAATTGTTAAAGCATCAGTAGCGCCATTATTTACAATAAAGTGAATATTATTAACGCTATAAGTTCCA